ACTACGTTGTTGCTGGGCAACCCGACACGTTCAAGCGGCACGTTTTTTGAAAGCCAGAACAGGATGGCGCATTCTTGGTGGGTGCGGCGTTGGTCGTGCTTGGACAGCCCGCTGGTGTCTGATGAGTTTGTCGAAGAAATTAAGTTGCGCTACGGCGAGGAAAGTAATGCTTTTCGTATCCGTGTGCTTGGCGAGTTTCCTCTTGCTGATGATGACACGATCATTCCGATCCATTTAGCCGAAGCTGCGCGTGATCGTGACATTGAGACGCCAAAAGATACCAAGCCTGTGTGGGGCCTTGATGTAGCACGCTTTGGGACGGACAAGACGGCGTTGGCTAAGCGCACCGGGCCTGTCGTAACTGAGATTGAGCGCTGGCAGGGTTTGGACCTGATGCAGACTGTTGGTCGGGTAAAGGCGGAGTATGATGGCCTGCCGTTTAGCCTGCGGCCATCTGAGATACTTGTTGACAGCATCGGCCTTGGCGCTGGCGTCGTTGACCGTTTGCGTGAGTTGGGCTTGCCGGTGCGTGGTGTGAACGTGTCTGAAGCGCCGAGCATGGGTAAGACGTATCAGAATTTGCGGACTGAGTTGATTTTCAAGTTGCGCGGTTGGCTTGAGGAGAGGGGTAGTAAAATACCCCATGACGACCAACTCATTGCGGAATTAACGTCAATCAGGTATAGTTTCGGCAGTTCCGGCAAGATGAAGGCTGAGAGCAAGGACGAGATGCGGCGGCGTGGCTTGGGTTCACCTGACTTGGCTGATGCTGTCTGCCTAACGATGGCGAGCGATGCTGCCACTGCGTTGGGCGTAGGATCAACATCGTGGGGCCAGCCCCTGCGCAGGAATTTAAAGGGCGTGGCTTGATGGACGATCAAAAGCGTTACAAGAATTTTGCTGACATGTTTGACGGCGGCGGTATGGGTCGTTCTGGCGACAAGTTTGAGGGCGGCGGGTTGCTGTCGATGCTTGGTAATGCCTTGGGGATTGCGCCGTATGGTGCGCAGCGCGAGCGTGACCTTGAAATGGCGTCTAAGGTTGCTGCTGGCGTTGCCTTGAAGCCAGAAGTTGCGCAGCCTGTTATCCGCGCAGAAGAGATGGCATACGGCGGTCGTGGTGACTATGGCATGCCTCAGCAGCCAATGCAGTATGGTGGTCGCGGAGATTATGGTATGCCTCAGCAGCCTATGCAGTATGGCGGCCGTGGCCCAGCTGGAATGCCTTACCCTGAGTTTGCGCAAGATGAGCTGAGCCGTCAAAACATTGATTATCTTCGTTCCATTGGAATGATTGATTACTAATTAGGGAGCTACTGATATGCCAGAAAATGCAGCAGCCGAAGGTGGCTTTGGTTTAGGCGCTAACGAAGCGTTTGGCGGTCAGGTTGGCACTGGTTCGCTAGGTGGCAGCGAAGTTGGCGGCGCTCAGGGTAGCTTCGGTGGCGGTGAGTTTGGCGGCGGTGGTCCTAGCAGCCCGGCGGCTCAGGCAGCGGCAGCAAGCGACTCCATTGCAGCGGCTGAGGCTGTGTTTAGCAATGCTGGCGTGCAGAATGGCATTTTGGGCATGATGGGTCTTGCTCCGGGCCAGAGCCAAAATGCGCCTGCTCAGAGCATGGCGCCTAGCTTGTCGGCTCCTGCAATTGCGCCGGGCTTCAACCCCGAAGCTGTTTTTGGCATGTCGCCGCCCAGCCAGAACCCCAGCACTGGTGGCCTGCTTGCTGGCTCGCCTGCGCCTAGCATGGCGCCTAGCGTTGATCCTTCTGCATATGCAATGCCTGACTTGCCTTCGCCTGAAGTGGTATCGCCTGCTGCCCCTGCTGCAATGGTCGCGCCTACAATATCAATGGCGCCAACCATGTCGCTGGCTGACCAGAGCTTTAATCCTGAAGCTGTGTTTGGCATGGTTGCGCCCAGCCAAAACCCAACGACCGGCGGCCTGCTTGCTGGCTCGCCTATGCCTGATATGGCGCCTGTCGCTGACACAGCTCCGGCAATTAATGCTGACCCGATTGCATCGTATGGCACAGGCACCAGCGCAATGTCGGTTGATCCAGCAGCGATTGGCGGCAACTTGACTGGGCTTCTTGGCACGCCAGCTCCTGCACCAGCAATGGCACCTGCTGCACCAGCACAAACGCCTGCAATGTCGCCAGCAACTATCGCTCAAGACATGATGGCAATGGCACCTGCGCCAGCACCTGCCATGTCGCAATCCATGACAAGCCGCCCGCAGGCTCGTCCAACCGATGACCGCAGCTTCTTGGGCCGCACTGTAAACGATATTCAAATGGGGCTTTCAATCAATCCGTTTGCCAGCCGCCAAGAGCAAGCGCAAAGTTTGATTGACCGTGGCTGGAACCCGACAGATGTGAGCAACTTTATGGCGCGCAGCATTGATACTGATCGTAGCAATCAGGCGATGATTGAAAATCAGGTTGGCGCTGATGGATACACCCGCATTCTTGAAAGCGCTGCTGCGCCATTAGTGACGGCGCCAGCAACAAGCCAGCCTGTAAGGTTCTACGTTCCGCGACTTTCGGCAAGGGGTTACTGATGCCACTACGCAAAGGATCGTCAAAGAAGGTTATCTCTGCTAATATCCGCACTGAGATGAAGGCTGGCAAGCCGCAGAAACAAGCCGTAGCCATTGCTCTGAGCAAGGCGGGCAAGTCCAAGAAAGGTCGGAAGAAATGAAGAAGCCGATGAAAAAGCCTGCGTTCAAGCCCTGCAAGGGCTGCCCCACCCCTGCCAAATGTAAAGCGGCTGGCAAGTGCTTGGCGAAGGCCCGTAAGTAATGGCTATATCGACATATGCAGAACTAAAGTCGGCCATTGCTGACTTTCTTGACCGAGACGACTTAACCAGCGTCGTGGAAACCTTTATTGCGCTTGCAGAAACTGATCTTAACCGCCTCATTCGCCATTGGCGCATGGAGGGTCGCTCGACTGCGGAGATTGACACGCAATACTCGGCTGTGCCTGCTGACTTTCTTGAGCCGATCCGGTTTTACATTACGTCAAACAACACGCATCCGCTTGAGCTTATTAGTCAAGCCGAGCTGCTTGACCGCAAGTATAACAACGGCAACACCGGCGGCATGCCGCGTTTTTACGCTGTCACCGCTGGCGAGCTTGAGGTGTTCCCAGTTCCAGACAGCACGTATGACGCTGAGCTGTATTACTACAAGCGCTTGAGCGCGCTGTCTGACAGCAACACGACCAACTGGCTGTTGACGTATTACCCCGATGCTTATCTTTACGGCGCCTTGATGCACTCGGCACCTTACTTGAAAGATGACGCACGCATTCAGATTTGGAGTGGCCTGTTCCAAAATGCAATTGCTTCCATTAACTTGGAAAGCGACAAAGCTAAATTCGGCGGCACGGGTCTCCGCCTTAAAGTTAGAGGTCTGTCATGAGCTTCTCGAATACCCACGAAAACAAGGTTCTGACATGGACCTTCACTGCTGACGCTGTTACCCGCCCCACGGCTTGGTATCTTGCGCTGTTCACAACTGATCCCGGCGAGACTGGTTCTGGCACAGAGGTCAGCACTTCTGGCACTGCGTATGCGCGTCAGTCGGTTGCGTTTACTGTTACCGACAACACCGCGTCGAACAGCGCTGCCGTTGAGTTTCCGACCGCCACAGCAAGCTACGGCACCGTGACGCACGTTGCAGTGTTTGATGCCTCGACTGCTGGCAACATGATTGCCTATGCAGCGCTGAGCAGCAGCAAGTCGATTGACACAGGCGATGTGCTGCGCGTGCCTGCCGGTGATCTAGACATCACGCTGGATTGATGAATGGCTGACACCGTTTACCGCACTGGATATGGCACGGGCGCTTATGGTGTCCGTGCTTTCGGTGTGGACGGCTCTGATGTAGCGGCAGCCAGCACAATCATAACCGTCACGACTGTTGCCTCAGCTGCACTTCGTGTTCGGTTGGCTGCTTCGATCCCGGCAGCGGTCACCACAACCGTTGCGGGGTCGCAGAGAGTGCGGGAGGCGGCTGCTGCCGCTTCTGCTGCCAGCTCCGCCACGAGTGCCTCCCAGCGTGTGCGTGAAGCCTCTGCGTCAGTCAGCGCGTCGGCCACTGGTTCGGCATCTGTTGAACGCATCAAGCTTGCTGGCGCCTCTGTATCGGCGGCTGCGACTGTGTCTGGTGCATGTGAGCGCATTCAGCACACCGGCGGTGACACTGCCTGCGTTTCTTCTGTTTCCGTCAAAACTGAAGTTGTGTTTAATGTAGGCCCACAATTTCTTGCTTCTGCCTTTGCGGCGGTGACTGCAGAGCGTTTGCGCGAAATTACTGGCTCCGCTTCTTGTTCTGCATCTGTTTCGGCGATTGCTATTGAGAAATGGGAGCCAGATGCCGGCACTGCAGAAACTTGGACACCTATTGGGGATAGCTCTGAAACATGGTATCCTGCCGCAAATTCAACTGAGGCTTGGTCTGCTGCCTCAAAGACATCAACCGATTGGAATGCTGCATCAGCGATTGCTGAGATTTGGCAATCTGCCGCATAGGAGATAAACAATGGCTGACACCACCACCACAAATTTTGGCCTTACCAAGCCAGAAGTTGGCGCCTCTGAAGATACTTGGGGGACTAAAATTAATGCCAACTTGGACAGCATTGATGACCTTCTTGGCGACGGCGCCCCGCTTGCTATTGATACGGTAAATAATCGTGTTGGGGTTGGCACAAGCAGCCCATCTGATACTCTTGAGGTAACTACGTCAACGAATGGCACGCCTACCCGTATTCGTCTTACTGCCAATGACACTGGCGGGACCGCAAGAAGCGGTAATGTATTTTTTGATGCAGACACAAACACTGTTGGGTTTCGCAATGGTGGTTCAGATGTGCTTCATGTGGATGACAGCAGTAATGTAGGTATTGGGACAAGCAGCCCCGCCGCAGCACTTCATGTAAACTCTAATTTGGCGAACCTTGCTGGTTTGTTTGAGAGCAATGACGCAGGGGCTACGATCACCCTGATTGATGACTCTACTACTGGCGGGAGTGTAGCTGAACACGGACTGAACACGGTTGGTGACCAACTTGAAATTCGTGCAGTAGATAATTTGGCCTTTGAGACTGCCGCCACAGAACGCATGCGCATCGACAGCAGCGGTAACTTGCTGGTGGGTAAGACTACACAAGATCAGGATGTTATTGGGGCGGAAATTAGAGAAAATGGTATTGCCGCATTTACAGCAGATGGCACTGCTCCATTAAGAGCCAATAGAAAAACTGATGACGGTGCTATTGTAAACCTTCAGAAAGACGGCACCAGTGTGGGGAGTATTGGGACTTCTAGTGGCAATATTTACATGGTTAGAGGTTCAATTTCTGGTGTAGGGATTGCAGGTGGTGGGCAGTTCGTTGCAACAGACAGTTCTGGGGCATCTTCAGATAATACCAGAGATCTTGGTGCAGCGTCCGTTCGCTGGGATGACGTTTACGCCACAAACGGAACAATCCAAACATCTGACCGCAATGAAAAGACTGACATTGCTGAACTGGACGAAGCCGAAAAGCGGGTTGCCATTGCAGCTAAAGGTCTGATCCGAAAATATCGCTGGAAGGATGCTGTCGCTGAAAAGGGTGACGACGCCCGTATTCACTTCGGTATTATCGCACAGGACTTGCAGGCTGCATTTGAGGCTGAGGGCTTGGATGCTGGTCGTTACGCCATGTTCATCTCAAGCACTTGGTGGGAAGCTGACGAGGTTATCCCTGCCGTAGAGGCGCAGGATGCAGTCTACGAGATACAGGTTGACGAGGATGGCAACGAGGTGCAGGTGCTTGTCTCTGAGGCAGTAGAAGCCCAGCCGGAACGCACTGTCACCAACACATACCAAACTGCAGAAGAAGCGCCGGAAGGTGCCGTAGAGCGCACTCGACTTGGTGTTCGCTACCCTGAACTTCTGGCGTTTATCATTGCTGCTATGTAAAGGCGATCAAATAACATGCCATTGATCCCACTCAACATCCCGCCGGGTCAATATCGAAACGGCACAGAATATCAGTCACAAGGACGCTGGCGGGATGCAAACTTAGTCCGCTGGCATGAGGGTGCTTTGCGCCCTGTCGGCGGCTGGCGCCAGCGTGGCAGCGTAGACATTGACGGCGTTGTTCGCAATGTTGCCGCGTGGGAAGACAACACCGGCAGCCGTCGAATTGCGTTTGGCACGCACAGCAAGCTGTATGCCATGAATATCAGCGACACAGTGAGCGATATCACGCCGACAGGGTTCACGGCTGGAGTTGTTGACGCCACTGGTTTTACTGGCTACGGCGGTAGCACATACGGCAGTGGCCTGTATGGTCTTCCATCTGAAGAAACGACAGACACCATTCCAGCGACCACTTGGTGCCTTGAAAATTGGGGCCAATACTTACTTGCTATGACGCCATATGACGGCAAGATTTATGAGTGGCAACTTGACGGTGCAACACCTGCGGCTGTTCTAAGCAATGCACCTACTGGTTGCACTGGCATGATGGTGACAGAAGAGCGTTTTGTGTTTGCATTTGGCGCAGGCACCAACCCGCGCAATGTTGCTTGGTCTGATCGTGAAAACAACAATGTTTGGACGCCAACTATTACAAACCAAGCTGGGGACATTGAAATCCAGACCAATGGCGTAATTATGAGAGGAATTCGCACGCGCGGGCAGTCGTTGATCTTAACAAGCCAAGACGCCCACACTGCAACATATCAGGGGCCGCCGTTTGTTTACGGCTTTGAGCGCGTCGGCACATCTTGCGGCCTGATTGCCACAAACGCAGTCGCGTCAATTGATAGTGGAGTGGTCTGGATGGGCCACCGGTCGTTTTTTGTCTACAGCGGCGGCGCCGTTCAGCAAGTTCCTTGCGAGGTTTCTGATTACGTATTCAGCGACATGAACTACGAGCAGAAGTCTAAAGTTCACGCAGTTGTAAACAGCCGCTTCAACGAGATTTGGTGGTTCTATCCAAGCAGCAGCAGCAATGAGTGCGACCGTTACGTGGCATTTGACTACGCAGAAAATATCTGGATGACTGGCGAGATTGACCGCACGGCTGGCGTTGACCGTGGCGCTTTCCGTTATCCCATGTGGGTTGCATCTGATGGCGTTGTTTACGAGCATGAAGTTGGCTATGACCACGGCACGCAGACGCCATACGCAGAGACCGGTCCAATTGCTATCAGCGCTGGCGAACAGGTCATGGCTGTGCGTGAAATGATCCCAGACGAAAAGACGCTTGGCGATGTGACGGCGACATTTAAAACCCGCTTTTACCCGACCGACACAGAGCGTGAATATGGGCCATATAGCATGGCCAACCCGACTAGCATCAGGTTTACCGGTCGGCAGGTTCGCATGCGCGTGACAGGCAACACAATGTCTGATTGGCGTGTTGGCGTTATGCGGCTTGATGCTGTGGCCGGTGGCCGCAGATGAGCAGGGTAATCCCACCAGTCACCATTGATATTCGGCAGTGGGCTGAAAATATGCGCCGCTATCTTGGCAGCGCATTGGATCAGCTCGGTTTTAAGGATGCGTCTTCATCTGCTGCCGAAAATGGTGTGATGTTGTGGGACAATGGCAACGGCTATCCTGTGGTTAGCAAAGGCGGCGAGTGGCGCCAGATCGTCTTGGCAGATGGCTATGCTTTCTTTGGGCAAGACGCTGACATTACGGCAGCTGCTGCCGATACGGCCTACGCCATCACTTACGATGCGCCAGCAATGTCTAACGGCATCTCGCTTGGCACGCCAACCAGCCGCATTGTGTTTGCCGAGGCTGGCACTTACTTGCTTGCTTTCTCGGCGCAGATCACATCCACATCCAGCAGCACTGTAGGGTTTAGGTTTTGGCCACGCATTAACGGCGCTGACGTGCCGGGCAGCACAATGGTTGCCAACTTGCACCAGAACAGCGCCACACTTGTAATTTCCCGCACGGCAATATTTCAGGTGAGCGCTGGCGATTACTTAGAGGCTATGTGGGCAACTGACAGCACGTCTGGCTTCTTGCAAGCCACTGCGGCCACGGCTTATGCTCCGGCAGCGCCATCAACGTCGCTGTCGGTCACTAGGATTAGGGAATGACGGTCAATATTGAAGACTACAAGGATCAAATAGAGGCCGCCCTAAAGCACAGTGGCGGCACTCATTTATTTGAGGATGTGGCTGTTGCTGTGGTTGAGGGTAGAATGCAGATGTGGGTGAATGGCGAAACAGTGGCCATTACTGAGGTAATATGTTACCCTCGCAAAAAAGTTCTTCATGTTTTCATCGGTTCTGGGAAACGCAAAGAACTTTTCGAGATGATTGAAAGCGCGTGGCAGTGGGGGCAGTCAATTGGCTGCACTGGCATGACACTAGCAGGCCGGAAGGGCTGGATGAAACTGATGGGTAAATTCGGCTTCAAGCCAACCCTTTACGTGATGGAGAAAAGCGCATGAGTGGCGGCAAAGGTGGGTCACAGACTACAACGGCCCAAGTTCAAATTCCTGCCTACATTGAAGAGGCTTCTAGGGCTAACTTAAATCGGGCTAACGAAATTGCTCAGCTTGGTTACACGCCTTACTATGGCCCTGAAGTTGCGGCATTCACGCCATCGCAGGAGGCTGCATTCCAAGGGACTGCAGACGCTGCTTCGGCATTTGGCATGCCTACTGGGCAGGTCAATCAGCCCGGCATGACATCTTACGGCATGCCGCAGCCTACTGAATATGCTGGCGGCGTGCGTGGATACAGCTCGGCGCCAATGTATGAGCAGTCAGTCGAGCAGCTTCGTGCCAACGCTCCTGCTCAGTATGACTTTATTCGCGGCATGTTTATCAATCCTCAGACTGGCGAGCGCCCAGTGGCGCCGTTTGGTCCGGGTGGCAGCATTTATCCGCCGGAGCCAGCAACACCTGCTGCCGGAGCGGTGGGTAGCGAGGTGGCTTCCGCTGCTCAAGCTGCCGCAACTCGCAGCGTTGCGCCAAGTTCAGCGTTAACTCGACGCGAGCAGCAAATGGGCCTGACGCCAGCAATGAAAGCGCGCGGTATGACAATTGCAGATGTGATGGGGCGTTAAAATGGCTGGCTCACTAAATACACAATCAAACACCACCGTAAAACCGGCATCATTCCAGCCGACAAATCCGCCTACCACTGCGCCTAACTTTGCTATGACGCGCGGCTCTGCCCCGAATGTCTATCAGCAGTCGGCCGGTGCGTTGCAGCAGGCCCAGCAGACAGCTGGCAATCTGGCTAACTTTCAAGTCAACCCGATGCAGGCTGCTCAGCTAGGGCGAACTGCAAGGGTGAGCGCGCCCGGCCAGATTGGCGTAAACCAGCTGGCCAGAACAAACCTGAATTCCTACATGAACCCATACATTCAGAATGTGGTTAAGTTTGGACAGCAGGACATTGAGCGTCAGCGCCGAATGGCGTCAAGAAACATGGGCGCTCAAGCGCAGGCCGCCGGAGCGTTTGGCGGATCGCGGCAGGCTGTTCAAGATGCAGTGCTTGCTGGTGAGGCCATGCGCGAAGCTGGCCAGCTGTCTGCGCAGCAGCGTCAGGCTGGCTTTCAGCAGGCGTTGCAGTCAGCTCAATTTGATATTGGCCAGATGCAGGCTGCTCGCAATCTTGCGGCTCAGCAGCAGATGCAGGCAGGTCTTTCCAACCAAGCTGCCATCAACGCAATGCGTCAGCAGCGGGGTGCATTCCAGCAGGCTGCAAACCAAGCCAACTTTGGCGGTCAGTTCCAAGGTGCTGGTGTTCGCGCTAACGCCGCTGGCCAGCTTGGCGGCCTTGCGCAGACTGGCTTCGGCTTTGGTCAGGCAATCAACCAGCAGCAAATGCAGCAGGGTGCATTGCAGCAGGTTCTGCAGCAGCAGCTAATTGACGCGGCCCGTGGCCAGTATCAAGGCTTCATCGGCGCTCCGCAGACTGCTCTTGGGTTGCCGCTGCAGGCTCTTGGCGCTGCGCCGGTGCCGCAGACATCAACGCAAACACAAAGCCGCCAGCCGGGCCTGTTTGACTATCTAACTGGCTTTGCAGCACTCGGCAGTATGTCCGACCCGCGCCTGAAAACCAACGTCCAGCACAAGGGCCAGTTTAACGGCGTAAACTTCTACAGCTGGGATTGGAATGACGAAGGCAAGCGCATCGCAAACCCAGATCAGCCGACTTTCGGCGTGATGGCTGATGAGCTGCAGAAGACGCACCCGCAGCACGTAATGCGTGGCGAAGATGGCTACCTGCGTGTCAAATATGCTGAGCTGATGCGCGAGTTGGTGGAGGCCGCCTGATGGCAATGCAAGACTGGGCTAATGCTATCGCAAGCATAGAAAGCGCTGGTAGCGGCGGGTATTCCGCCCTCGGTCCAGTTACGCGCCGTGGCAATCGTGCTTATGGCAAGTATCAGGTCATGGACTTTAATGTTGGCCCTTGGACTGAAAAGTATGTTGGCCGCCGCATGACACCTGACGAGTTTCTTGCCAGCCCAGAGGCTCAGGAAGCTGTATTTCAGGGTGAGTTTGGTAGCTACGTGCAGAAATACGGCAACCCACAAGATGCTGCGTCTGCATGGTTTACTGGGCAGCCAATGTCTAGCGGAGCAGGCCGCAAAGATATTCTTGGGACCAGCGGCAGCGGTTATGTTGCTAAATTTAATCGTGCATTGGGTCAGGATCAAACCCCGACCATTTCTACCAAAGGAGGCGGGACAGTGACCCCCGATCAGATCGCACAAGGCGCAATGGCGCAATCGGCTGGCCAAGAGCCTGAGCAGCCACGCGGCTTGCTCGGCAACTTGTTTGGCAATCCTGACACGATGGCTGCACTGGCCATGGCCTTCAACAGCATGCGTCTTACTCCTGACCCCAACCTGTCGGCTGTGCTATCTGCGCAGATGAAAGAGCGTCGCAGTGAGCGGAAAGCTACTGCGCAGAAAAACCGCACATTGGATTATCTAAAAAGCCTTAACACTCCGCAGGCCGCAGAGGCTATTCGTTATGCGGAAGGCACTGGTGACATTGCAGGCGCGTTGAAAATGGCCACCGCGACTGGCAAAGATGAGCGAACTGCGCTTATCAAAAACTTTGAGTTTGCTAAGTCGCAAGGTTTTGAAGGCAGCTTCCAAGACTTTATGAAGTCAGGCGGCGGCGGCGGCAGTGTCGTCAATATCAATGGCGAGGATTACAAGGTTGTTAACGGCCAAGTTATCGTCCCTGACCCCAGCTCCCCCATGGGTATAAGATTTGTTCCAATTCCCGGAAGTAAAGCTGCCGCTGATATGGAGAGAGCTGGCGAAGCGCAAGAAGCGCGAACTGCAGGCGAGGCGACATCTGGCGCAACGGTTCTTGAAGATATTACTCGCGCAAAAGAAATTGCCAAGAACAGCCCGCTTCTTTCTACCGGATTTATTGGCGGCATACTGAGGGGTGTTGGCGGAACTAGCGCAAAAACATTGGATCAGCTAACAACAACTATTAAAGCCAATATTGGTTTTGATAGGCTTCAGCGTATGCGTGACGAAAGCCCGACTGGTGGCGCTCTTGGTCAAGTTGCTGTTCAGGAACTTGAAGCGTTGCAATCAAGTCTTGGCAGCTTAGACACATCCCTTGATGACGAAGAATTGATTAAAAACCTTAACCGCCTAGAGGAGCAATACCGCCGCTCCATGCAGCGCATTCTTAACACAGAAGGTGGCGCTAAATATTTCACTCCTCGTGAGGTTGAAATGATAAACAGCGTCACCCAAGCTGAAAGCCAGTCAGCATCTATGGGTGGTGATGGGTCAATGGCTAGCCCATTCAAGGTCACGCCGCAAACCAAGCCAAGCGACATTCCATCTGGGGCTTACTTTACCGACCCCAATGGCATTCTTCGCCGCAAGCCATAAGGAGAAATACTGATGGCTGAAAATTGGTGGGAATCTGCTCCTGCTGTATCGGTTGATGCAGGTTCTGAAGCTGCATGGTGGGAAAGCGCTGCTCCAGTTGAAGCCCAACCGGAGCGGTCATTCGGCGACATGCTTTATGAAAACATCATCGGTAGCGGTGAGGTAGATACCCCCGGAGAGCGCCTTGGCCAACTTATCCGTGGTGCAGGCGCCGCAACGGCTCGCGGCATTGCTGACGTTCCTGCATTGCCAGCAAACTTGCTGCAGCTTGCTGCGTCAGGCTATGAGAAGTTAACTGGCACCGAAGAGCCATCGGCTGTGTCGCGTGCGCTAGAAGCCCTGCCTGACACTCGTGAAATGCTTGCAGCCGTTCCTGTTATCGGCCCTGAAAGCCAGTATGTAGCCCCCGGCACTGCTGGTGAATATATCTCAACCATTGGCGAGTTTGCGGGCGGCGCTGGTGCATCTGCTGGCCCACGTGCAATGCTGAAATATGGCGCGGTCCCCGGCGCGGCAAGTGAAGCTGCTGGTCAAGCGACGGAAGGCACTGCTGCAGAGCCTTATGCTCGTATGGCTGGTGCGTTCTTTGCGCCAATGGCTGTCAGCACTGCCAACAAAACTGTCAATGCAATGTTCAAGCGCGCGTCTACTCGTCCAAGCGTTCAAACCTTAAAGGATGCCAAGAACGCAGCATACAAAGCTGTTGACGAGTCTGGTGTAAAATTGCCTGCGAGTGTTGCGGATGATATTGCCTCAAAGGCAAATAAAGCGGCAGCTTCGCGCAACTATATTCCTGATGTTGATAGGCAGACACTGGCTTCTATAAAAACTTTGGAAAACCAATCTGGCAAGTCTTTGACGGTTGGCGAGCTTGATAAAATTAGGCAAGGGCTTAATGATAGGTATCGGTCGTCTCTTAGGCCAGATGGAACAGGAGGAGAGATTGCAATCCTTGACATGATCGACATTGTTGATGATGCAATCCAGAATGCCCCCGGTGGTGGTGAGCTAATGACTGCAGCTCGTCTCGCGAATTCTCGCTTCAAGAAATCTGAATTGATTGAAAAAGCATTCCAAAAAGCCGCAGACCAAACTGCGGCTGCAGGGACCGGTGGAAACTTGGTAAATAAATACCGTCAGGCTGTCTCTAATATTATCAACAACCCTCGTCAGGCTAAATACTTCAGCCAAGAGGAAGTTGATTTCATGCGCAACTTTGTTCAGGGCAAGCCAACTGAAAACATGATGCGTTTAATCGGCAAGCTGTCGCCAGACAGTAGCGGGCTTATGGCGTTTTTGAACCTTGGTGCAGTCGCTACAAACCCAGCAATGATTGGCGCATCTATGGGCGGCGCATTGGCCAAGCGTGCCGCAGAGGCGTCTGCCATGCGTGGCGCTGAAAGCATCAAAGATATGCTGGCCACTGGTCAAGTCCCGCAGGCTACCAGAACGGTTACAGACCCACGCATGATCGGCATCCTGCCGGGTCTTTTGTCTGACGAATAAGAGGATAACGCATGGAACCCGAAGACCGCATCGAAGACGACGACATCCGCGAAATCCTCGCTGAAATGAATGATGAAGTCATGGAAGCTGAAGATGAAATGGAAGGCATCAAGCCGCTTGAAGAGGATGAAGTTGAAAGCATCCTCGCAGTGGCCATTGAGGATGCCGTTGATTTCATCGAAAGCGAGGTGAGCGAGGATCGTATCCGCGCGCAGCGTTATTATGACGGAGAAAGTGATCTAGATTACGAGGATGGACGTAGTAAGGTTGTAGCGACCAAAGTGCGTGACACCATCCGTGCGGTCAAGCCGTCGCTCATGCGTATCTTCTTGTCCTCTGGCAAGTTTGTGGAATACATCCCGCGTGGCCCAGAAGACGTAATGCACGCCGAGCAGGCCACCACCTACATGCACTGGAAGTTTAGCGAGATGGGCGGCTACCGCATCCTGTCAGACGCCTTCCATGATGCATTGGTCAAAAAGATGGGTATCGTCAAAGCCTACTACGAGGAAAAGGCGACTACCCGCATCTACACATACAGCGGCTTGAACGACATGCAGTTCCAAGCGCTGATGATGGACCCTGACATTGAAATCATCGAACACAGCGAGATGACCGAAAGCATGGAGATGCAGACGCCAGACATGGCGATGATGCAGCCACCGGTCACGACGCATGACGCAAAGATCGCCCGCACGACTTACGCTGGCGATATTGTCGTGGATAGCATCCCGCCAGAAGAATTCTTCTTTGACCGCAACGCACGCTCGATTGACGAGTGCTATGTCTGCGGCCAACGCACCGACATGCGTGTTGGCGATCTGGTAGCTATGGGCTTTGAGTTTGACGATGTATTCGATCTGGACAGCTCGACTGACAGCGACACCATCATCGCACAAGAAGAGGACGCTCGCCGCGGTTACAGCATTGACCCTGATGAAGATGAGAATGCACTAGACCCGTCGATGAAAAAGGTTCTCGTCACGGAAGCCTACATGCGCATTGACGTAGAAGGCACCGGCACACCGGTTCTGCATCGTGCCATCATGGGCGGCAGCCGCTACAAGCTGCTGTCTGTCGAGCCTTGCGATGAAATCCCCTACGCCATCTTTGAGATTGACCCCGAGCCTCACACCATGCTTGGGCATTCTCTAGCAGACATCACCATTGATGACCAAGATGCCACAACGGCCATGCTGCGTGGCATTCTGGACAACGTGGCAATGACCAACAACCCCCGCATCGGTGTGGTTGAGGGTCAGGTCAACATTGATGACGTTTTGAATAACGAGATTGGCGCAGTTATCCGCCAGCGCTCACCCGGCATGGTGCAGCCATACGAGGTTCCATTTACTGCAGGTCAGACTATGGGTGCCTTGCAGTATATGGACGCATTGGTTGAACAGAAAACCGGCGTGACCCGTGCCAGCATGGGTCTGGATGCCGACGCACTGCAATCCACCACAAAGGCGGCTGTCATGGCCACCATGCAGGCTGCGGCAGGTCAGGTTGAGGTGATGGCACGCAACTTGGCAGAGGGCGGCATGCGTCGTTTGTTTGGCCTTCTGCTGCGCTTGTCTGTCAAGCATGCCGACAGCGAGCAGATGATGCGCCTAAACGGTATGTTCCAGCCTGTTGACCCACGTGTATGGGACACCAGCATGGACTTGAGCGTGAATGTCGGCCTCGGCACTGGTCGTGAAGAGGAAAAGGCCGCAGCATACCGCGAGGTTCTCGGCCTGCAGATGCAGATTTGGCAGGGTTACGGCCCGACCAATGGCATCGTCACTCTGACTGGTATCCGCAACACCCTGACTGACATGATGGCATCGGCTGGTATCCGCAATGCTGAGCGGTATTTCAACCCGATGAATCCTGAGCTTGAGCAGCAGCTTATGATGCAGGCGCAGCAGGCAGCGGCCCAGCAGGGTCAGCAGGCAGACCCGAATGCAGCATACCTGCAGGCTGAGCAGATGAAGGCGCAGGTCAAGATGCAGTCGGATGCGCAGCGTGCGCAGCTTGATATGCAGAAAGCCCAAGCCGACCATGGTCGCAAGCTGGAACAGATGCGCATCGACCAAGACCTTGAGCGTGACAAGATGGCTCAGAACTTGGCTCTGCAGAACACTGAGCTGCTGGCGAAATACGGCATCAAGGCAAACGAGGTTGCCATCAAGGCGGAACAGAACGCCATGCGTGACCAGAATGGGGTGATCCGTTGACACCAGAACAGAAAAAATTGAACGCCGAGCGCCTCTTAAACGACGAGACTTTGCGTTTGGCTTTCGACATGATACAACATGATGCAGTTGGGGTATTCAAATACCCCAATGCCTCGCAAGAGGAAATCATGGAAGCGCACCGGATGGTTCGGGCGCTCGACGCACTCCGCAGCCAGCTTGAGGTGCTTATCCTCGACGGCAAGATGGCGGAACGTCGATCTAAATAGGGAGCAGCACCGTGGCTGACACGACTGCAACTCAAGCTGTGGATGAATTTGAAGCAGCAACCGCGCTCATCTTGGATGAGCAACCCGCCGAGGAGCCTGAAGAGGAAACCTTGGAAGCCGACGCCGAAGAGCAGGCTGAAGAGGAAGATACTGCAGATGACGAGGCAGACGAGGCCGAGGATGACGAGGCCGAGGATGACGATGACGACGAAGAGACCGAAGAGTTAGAAGAGGAACCTGCGCCAGCACTCTACACCGTGAAGGTGGACGGAGTCGAAAAGCAAGTCACCCTTGATGAACTCCGTAGGGGGTATTCGGGTCAGGAGTATATCCAAACGCAGATGAGGCAGGTAGCCGAAGGCCGCAAAGAGGTTGAAGCTATCTATAATCAGCTGCAACAAGAGGCGCAGCAAGTTGCGGCGCTTCGCCAACGATTGGAAGCCGGGAATATCCCTCAGCAGCCAGTGCCGCCGACCAAGGATTTGTTTGAAGCAGACCCTATCGGCTACATGGAAGCCAAGATTAAGTATGACGAAGACTTGGCACAATGGCAGCAATCAATGGGGGAGTTGCAGCATTTTTCTGCACGCCAGCAACAGATGCAGCAGCAAGCTCTGCAGTATCAGCTAGCTCAGGAAATGCAAAAGCTGCAGCAGGCCATTCCAGAGTTTGGGGACCGTGAAAAAGCGACCCAACTCCGGCAGGCAATTCTCGAAACGGGTCAGTATTACGGCTACGAGCCGAATGAGCTGAACGAAGTTGCTGACAGTCGTGCCGTGCGTATTTTGCACGACGCCATGAAGTATCGCCAGATGGTGGCGGCTAAGGGCGAAGTGCAGAAAAAAGTCGATAAAGCTAGGCCCGTGGTTAAGCCCGGTGCCAAGAGATCGGCAACAACTGGCAAGGCGAAGCAAAGTAAGCAGGCGGCGTCTCGGATGAAGCAAACTGGCAGCATTGATGATGTTGCTAAATTCCTCTTGAGCTAACCCCATAAAGGAGAAAACCAATGGGTGTAACCGCAAATACCAACGAAACGTATAGCGTTTCGACAATCCGTGAAGACCTGCAGGACGCGCTGATTTCGATCAGCCCGACCGAAACTCCGTTCATGTCGAGCATTGGCCGCAAGTCGGTCAACAACACCTACTTTGAGTGGCCCGTTGTTGAGCTGGCAGCAGCCTCGACCTCGAACCGCGTGATCGAAGGCGAAGCAGCGCCCGGCAACGACGCACCGACCAACGCCATCCGTCTGGCCAACTACACCCAGATTTCGGATAAAGTGGTTGACGTGTCGGACACTGCTGAAAGCGTGAACGGCGCTGGCGATGCACAGAAAATGGCCAAGCAGATCGCTTACAAGCTGAAAGAACTGAAGCGTGACATGGAACAGATGATGGCAGGCGACAATAACGCTGCTGTTGCTGGCTCGTCCGGCACCGCGCGTGAAACCGCTTCGCTGTCGGCATTCCTGCGCACCAACGTGGACCGTGGCACCGGTGGCGCAAGCGGCACCCTGTCCGGCACCACCGCTGGCTACCCCGACGCAGCAGCAACCGACGGAACTCTACGAGCGCTAACGGAAACAATGTTGAAAGACGTGATCGCTTCGTGCTGGGACGAAGGCGCAGAGCCTTCGATCGTTCTGTGTGGCTCGGGCGTCAAGCAGAAGATCAGCTCGACCTTCACCGGTTCGGCTACTCGCTACCGCGACATCAGCGACAAAAAAGTTGTTGCTGCCGTTGACCTGTATGTAAGC